GCTATTTTCCTTGAACCAATCCCGCGACCAAATAGACTTGATGCCGCCATGAGATTAGCACATTTTGCGGAAGCAACGGTAGCAAGTCCATCTACAATATTTTGAGCACTTGTAGATTTGAAACCTTCTATTTCCACAATATCTTCCTTTTTTGCTGCTAATAGTTTCGGTATTGTATCATATCCACTAGCATATAGTTTCTTAATTGTCCCTGGTCCTATACTTTTGATATCTAATGTATTCACAAAGTATTCCATACGCTTTACCATAACGGCAGCATTCTCATTTGTATCCTGTTCAATAATAATATCTACATGGGATTCGTTCCATTTATAGGGAATATCTGGGAAGGAAGGCTTACCATTGGAGGCAGGTGTCATAACACGAACAATGTGCGGAATTACAGCGCCACTACGGATAATAACAATACGAGAACCAGGTCCTATTTTGTTCTGCTCAATAAAGGAAGCATTGAACCCGGTTGCCTTACTAATTTTAGCTCCTTCAATAACAACGGTTGGAAAATGTACAAGAGGCTTTATGTATCCATCTTTGCTGACATTCCATTCTACTCTTGTAATAATAACTTCCGCTTCGTCGTGTGTTAAAAGACTCTTAAACGCGAACATATGACGAGGATTACGATCACGTATTCTCTTATATTCTTTGTCGTGTGCAAGTACAATACCATCGACTTCATATGGACTATCACGGCGTCTTGATACAAGAATATTCGAAAGCTTATCCATGGTCATTTCGTTTGTATTCAATGGTTCAAAATACGACACTATAAAACCGAGATTTTTTAAGAAAAGAAGTCCATCTAACGGAGACATACGAGGCTCAAGAAGTTCGTAGGCAACAAAGTCTATCCTGCTCGCTATTTTATCATCGGGACTTGAAGCATGCATAGCGCCTGCTACAACATTACGAGCATTGGCTCCTAAATCTTTGATTTGATCCCAATTTTTTCGCGAAATAATTAGCTCACCCCTTACAGCGAGAGGGAGGGAAAAATCGTCTGGTTTCTTTTTATTGGATGAGATTGGGACGATACCATTAATTTTTTCTAATAAATGAGACACGTTCTGCCCATAGGTTCCATCTCCGCGACTATACAATGCGATTGTCTTTTTCTTATCATACACAAGAAGCCCTGAATTTCCATCTAGTTTATCAGAAACAACATATTTTGAAGGATCATTGTATGTGTTTACCCATCGTGTAAGCGCTTTGGGATCATCACGAATTTTATCGAGACTACCCATCCAATATGGAAGCTCTACTTTCTTTCCGGGCTGTATAGGAGCACCAATCCGTTGGATAGCAGGGTGATTAGGATCTTTCTTTTTTAGATAATCAAATACAATATCATAAAGGTCGTCTGATATAAGAGGTTTCCCTTTGATATAATAGGCATCAGCTGCTTCTTCTAAAAGATTAGCAATCTCGTCCGCATTCATTTTTGATAGAATAACTTCCGGATCGTGCTGAAGAGCATCAAAAATATCTATATTATTCATATTTGATTTAGTCTTGTTTTTTGACATATATTTATTATACTTTATACTTTGTGCTTTATATTTTATTATTTTATTATTTATATAAATCAATTTTTATATTGTGTATATTCTCTTTTACTTTATTTACTCTTATATTGTAGATATAATATAGAAGTATAAACCATGCTGCTTGATAATAACAATGTTCGTTGTATTCATACGCTAATTAATTCAGACGATAAAATCAGTGGTACGCCGACAAATTTTACAGTTGAATTGAGAGACGGAGATACACCTCTTAAGAATGTTATAGCAGTCACCCCTCTACGCTTTGAATATTATGATAGCTCGAATGTAAATGGAGGGCTACTATATCTAAACGCATGGAACCGTGTACGCACCACAAGCTCATCGAATACGATGCCTGTATTCCATAGAATGCTATCAAATGTAGAAACATTGACTTGCCCCATGTCCGTTAGCGGATGTCTGGACAATCCTTATACATATATATTGCGACCACCAGCACTAAAGCTTGACCGTTTTGATGTGAAACTTACCAATCTTCAATTTGGCGCTATTACTTCGTTAGATCCTAAAATTCTCATACATCTGGCAGTGTATTGTAAAGATATCTAACGTGACAACGTTACAAAACGGTATAAAGATAAATTTTTAATTATATTATAATTTATATAATTTATATAATTTTTAGAATGATATTCGTTAAAGAATATTTCAATCAAATATATAATAAATATGCTACGATTCATACGCTGAAAAATATAATGGCAATTGTGACACCAATTCTAATCCTAAAAGAACAATTCGTGTCCTATATAAATTCGTTTATTCCTTCCTATGTAGAAAGAATTGTTCATTTTGATACAGAAGACGGTAATGTGACAGAACGCTACATAGCATATAAAAAGAAATATTCTATGAAAAACGCTTTATATGAAATGATGGATCTACCAAAAGATGGGTACTATATGTTTGTCGTATGGAATAATCTAAAGCAATCCTATGAACATTTTATATTTCAAGCAAATCTCGTAAAATCAGCACTTGAAATTCGTAATGTATATAATTTATGGACATTACATGATTTTGCTATATCTATTATGCTTTCTAATTTCGTTTCTTATTCAACATTGGGAGTATCAAAAATCATAGGTATCACTATGAATGGCAAGGATATTACGAATCAGTTAAAACCCTATATAAAATGCTTATCCGTCCCGAATAATGTACGACCAAATGTTCTTTATATGTTATCACAATACTTGAACAATGCTGCTACAAACCGAACAGATATGGATAATTCAACTTGTACTTATATCACAGATGATATGGATGAAAAACAAATAAATGAATCAAACAGATATATTATGCCATCTACCGTAAAAAATTATCCTATATATCACGTTCGTCCCTTCTTGTATGAATGTGGTGAGGAGTATGATACAGAAGATAAAGACGAAGAATGTAAAGAAGACGAAGAATGTGAAGAAGACGAAGAAGATACTTGTTGCGAATGTGATTGCGATGAATGTGAAGAAGTTGAAGAAGTTGAAGAATGCGAAGAAGACGAGGAAGAAGAGATATTTGAAAATAGTTCAAATGTGAAAAGACGCAAAATAAATATATTGGATGATGACGCTGTAGCAGACGAGATTGATGTCGTCTATACGAAAGACAAGGAGATTTAAAGGCTCGTATAAATTATTTTTGTTTATTCCTAACATACTGATAGGGGAATATCCATATCATTCACGCGATATGCTATCAAGTCAGTATAAAATACAACAAAATATGACTACCGGCAGTGCTGGTATACAAATTTTTGAAGATATAAATACGAGCGCAGATCAATCGGTTCGTTTTGGAGAAGGAGCGGGTAAATTAAGTTATGGTACAGGAAATGCTTTTATGGGTTATCAATCAGGTGAACAAAATCTCGGGGGATCTTATGTTACCTTTATTGGATATCAAGCAGGACAGTTTAATCAAAGCTCAAGTTCTACCACACTTGTAGGTGCTTTTGCTGGAAGACAAAATACAAACGGAAACGAAACCGTTTTTGTCGGGTTTCGTGCTGGTGAATTCAACTTGAATGGAGATCAAAATGTAGGTGTAGGAGCATTTTCTTTACGCGAAAATAATTCGGGTTCCGGTACAACAGCGGTTGGATGGGCTGCCGCTGAACGAAATCTGGATGGAGACTACAATACGATGGTTGGCGCGGAAGCCGGACAGAATAACCGAAGCGGAAACTACAATACAATGGCAGGTTATAGAGTCGGTAGGGCAACATTCGCAGCAAATGAAAACACTTTTTTTGGGGCATATGCTGGATATTCAAACGAATATGGTTCTGATAACTGTCTTATAGGATTCAAAGCCGGTCTGGATGTTATTAACGGTAATTTCAATATTGCTATTGGGGCATATTCGCTATCGTCCGGTCGTATAAATTCAAATATAGCATCGGATTGCAATGTGGTCATTGGGGCGTTTACAAACACGTCAGGTAGTGGAAATGTTATACTCGGTCTCAATGCCGGTTCCAATAGCAGTGGGGACGACAATGTATTCATTGGTAAAGATGTGGCCCTTGTTTATGATGGACATAAATCGGTTATTATTGGATCCAGAGCACTCATTGAAGGAAGCGGAGAATGCAATACCATGTTGGGTTATGGCATTGCTCCAAATTTTGTGAATGGTTCTAATAATGTTCTTATTGGTGTTGGAGCAGATACATATGGATCGAATACATCCTACACCATAGCCATTGGTACGAGCAATGTTCGTACCTTTACACATTCCATTTCTATTGGAGACGCTCTTGACAACAAACGACAAGAAACCATCAGTATCGGTTTTGATATAAATACCATTGCAGATAATTCCGTTATTATTGGAAAATCACTCAATATTAATAATGCAAGGGTTTTCAAAGATCCTATAAGTTATCCCTATATTTCATTAATTGATGCCAAAGCGGATCAGATTTTTGGTCCTACCAATGTTGGTTACTCGTATCTTTTGATTTCTCCAAGCAATACGATATACACGGTTGGTGGTGCTGGTCAATTTACATCAAATATCATAAGTAGCAGAGGAAATAGAAGAACCACGAATGTATCTCAATCATCCAATTACGATCTTATTACCGGAAATGGTCAGTTTGATAAATCGCTCATACATCACGGTTCTGTTCTCTTTTTGAATACATACGATGATGTTCTATCCTCGGTTTCCACATATAGTCTTATCAAATACTATAACAATTATGGAAATATTCAAATAACAAGTAATATTTCTACGATTGGTTCGGCAAATAGTTTATATTCAAACCAGATTGATATAACCCTCACCTACCAAGGTGTTAGCAATGTTGTAACAAATCTTACACAATTTAATACTTCCAATACAACCTATGGCGTTTATTTACAAAAACAAGTTCAAGTTCCTTCTTGCCAATACAGTATTAGCGGATCAAATCAAGACACCGTACAACTTATAAATGGTCCTCTGGACGGAACGATTTCCTTTGGAAGTACCCCTGTTGTCACTACCTTTGTTGGCGACGGTATATCGCCATTTAATATAGATTCTGCGAATACTCAAGTGAAGTATGTCATTAGTGAAATACCTCAATATGGTATGCTTAATAATTATATCTATAACAATTCATGTTCTAACTCCATTTTAACAAATAGTTGTAATCTAACAAGCAATATCGTCTATACTCCCTTTCACGAATATGCATACGGATATTCAAATAGTTCCTTTGGAGACAACTTTTCTATAAAGTCATTCTTACAGATATCAGAAACAAATAGCAATGTATATGGAAGTACAAGTGTAGATATAGAAGAAAAACAATTCTATATCGAACGGCCTACCTACGCCAGTAATGTGATTATACGAAATTCCATTGTATTTAATTCCGACGATACGATACATACTTTCCGATTTTCGTCAAATGATTTTATAGGCGTTCCAAATGGACTGAATGTATCAAATCATATTATTATTGACGATTATGATACAGTAAATTTTGATCTCTATACGCCTTATTATCCAGATGCTACCTATTTTACATACTCAAATCTTATAAATGATCAATGTTATCTTACACAAAAAACGAGTACGCTTTCATCCGTTGTTTATGATCCTATAATTGGTTTCATAATTGACAACCGGGGAACGAGTAATGCTTTTACCATGTCAATGTCAAGCATACCAACAAACATGATTAATATAACACCCTCCTATACAATCCCACTTTCCTATACATCCTCAACGGTAGCATCCGATACATATACACTTCCAAATGTTATCTTGAACGATGTATGGGCAATAAAAGGTTCAAGCAATGCGGATATACAAATACCAAGTACAATTACAAATTTAAATCAATGTACATATCGTCGCATAAATCCATTTGTTAAAACCGATACAATAAAGATTGTCGGAAAGAGCAATTCCTATCTCCAAGAAATAGATATATCTTATTCCAATGCGAATAGTTTCATATACAATACCATAAAACAGGCGGCCATTACATGTAATCCTATAACAACGTATACGAGCAATTATGTATATACATCTTGCAATATACAATCATTACCAATCTTGAATACATCCAACTTATTTACAAGCAATTTTACAAGTAATATCGAAACAGGTATAACTACATTCAATTCAAGTTTCTATAATCCTTTTACGTTTGCCTTATCTGGATCTTATAATAGCGATTACGGATATAGTAACATATGGGGTTATTATTCAATATCAAATATATATCCTATTAATTCACAAGTCGTGACACCTGGAAGTGGAGAAATTACCATTATATCTACAATATTTACCAGCAATCTGGTATATTCCATCGATGGAAATCTTCTTGGAACCCCAGAATATACATCGAATCTCCTTTCTTCGAGATCAATTTCAAATATCGAAGACCTGACGGTATCTTATACCAGCAACATTATTAATAATTATTCAAATACAATTCTCTTAACACAAGCATCAAACTACTTATTTAGCAATATTCAACAGCAACAACATTCCTTCTATAACTATGGACTTATCAATACTTACCAAAATCTTCTTCTTTATACATCGAATACAACATCAAATGTGAGCGCGAAAACGATTGCTGGTTCTCAAATACCGATCTCATCTAATGCGGTTCTAAGTGGTATAAATAACTATATCAATACAACATCGAACATTTTAGAATTCGTCGAACATCAAAATTCAAATGCGGTTCTTCCTATCACGAGAGCAATGATGTTCAAGGAAGGAGGGAATTTTACTTTTAAGACGAAGAACGGATTTGATGTTGTATTGTCCAATCAAGGACCTATAACTTCTTCTTGGACACAAGCACAAATTGACAATGGAAGTTTGTATCTCCAAATGCCAACGGCAAGCCCATCAATTGATAGGGGATTTACAATTACCGAAACAACTACATCAACCGACTTTACAAATACGATTAGCTTGTATAACTCAAACATAGTGAATTCATCACCCGTTGCAACATATGCATATAATCTTACCTACGCAGATCGTTATACATCTGATGGGAAAACGGTTCATGGAATATATAATTTAAATGGGTTAGCAAATTATCTCAAAAATAATCTAAACATTGACGGTTTTACAGCATCCGACTTCTACAATGTATATTTGAACAAAGATGTGGATTATATCCTTCTTGACAGCGATCTAAAACAAAGCTATGTTGCTCCCATTTCGGGTGACAGTTATATCATGCGAACAAATCGTAATCATTCAAATATTGAACTTTATATGTTTGCTAAAAATTCTTCGGGAGAAACCATCACAAATATCATCAAAGTACCTGTAGCAGTGGACGAAATCCCTCCAAGTGGCATACCAAGACAAGGGTTCAATTATGGTATTTCGGTTGGAAATAAAAATATGTTGAATCCTGAAATATTCACACATTCGTGGAGCAATTTACACAGTAGCAATCTTCGCATTCAAATTAAAAATACATTGTCCTCCTTTGATTTCAAACTTACATCAAACAATCAAACTCTTACCGATGCGTCGGTTGCAACCAAACGATTTACACAGCAAGATTGTCTTACGGGAAAAATCTTTGTTGAACCACTTGTGGCAGAAACATCTGGTGTATTGACATACGATCTCGTAAATGTTACGGACGACATTACTCCACTCTTTTCAGATCTTACCTACAATTTGGCATCCTATGAATATTATGCTTTTCCTACAAACAACGAGGTTGGAAGTAATTCCTATCTGACAACACTACTTTATGGTTCCAATCAATCTGCGAATGTGTTTTCCGATGTTCTGTCTTCTGCCATAGGAACTTTTACAAATGCTGGAAATGCGAGTGTTCCTCTTTCAAATGTATTTATGTACATTGAAAAGGCTCCTTCGCGTGGTGTCATTTATGATTCCGTCCACAGCAATATGCCATATCAGATTACTCTGGATAAAAAACTGAGGTATTTATCATATACTCCAGACGACATACAGCACGATACAATCGATATTCGCATAGGATACCGAACCTCAAATATTTCACCTCGCTATTCTATATCTTTATCCAACTATGCATTGCCGTTTGCTAATATGGCCTTGGAAGCAGGAAGACATTCCTCAAATTATCCTGTCTCATCCTTAGCAATATCATCAAAATCAAATATAGATCGTTATCTGTCTGACAGCAATACATTTAGTTCAAACTATCTGCCAATTCCAGTATCCTCTAAGATCCCTTTGAATACTTATAACTACCCAATCACGCTGTATGGAAAAAGTGGATCCGTATTGGCAACAACGGTTGTACAAATTCAACCATATGCTCTTTCTACAAAACCGGATCTTTCGGATACATCGGTTTCTATTAATGCAGCACAGTATAGCCAAACATCTTTAAGATCACTTCTTGATATTGTAAAAACAGACTATAAATGGAATTCGGCGATTGACTTTGTGCTTACCATACCTGCTGTGGAAGGAAGCAATTCCATGAGTTCAAATGGTGTGATTATGAAAAAATCATACAACGACGAACAATTAATTCTAACACCTGTATCTCACTTTACAAACGATGATTTGGAGCAGGATCTTGTTGTATATCAGCATATTGGATCAAATTATGGAACCCAATTATTATATGATACATTTACTTGCTATGCTACCAATGGCCCATATTCTTACAATAGTAATATTATTACGGCAAACATTACGATAACACCTCTACCATATGTGAAAACAATTTCCGATGACTATGTGTATTACAATACAAAATTACAGGCGGCTATTGGGTTTAATGCTCTTAAAAATGTGTTCACGGTTGGAACAACATCCACGACCTTGGGAACCGATGATGTATCTTTTAGTGTCGTACAGACTTCCAATGTAGATATTATTGATATCGGGAACAATAGCAACATTACAAACATCTTTTCGGTCGCGGATTTAGAAAATGGAACGATCGGATATAAAATACAACAATCATTCCTTGATGCGAATGTTTATACCAATTTATGGCCATTCTCTATTACATTGTCGCCAAATGGCTTGCCAAGCAGTACAAATTCAAACGAACTTGTATCCCTTCCACAATACAGAAGTATCTTTGCATTCGATGCAAGAGGATCTTTGAATATCTACGAGAGCAGCAATACA